TTTTTCAATACTATTAGGGATAGTTACTATAATATTCCCAGTAATAGTTCCTGTTAATTTAATAACAGCATTCCTACCATTAGATATAGTTGCATCTGTAATAGCTAACGTAGTAGTTCCCGTACCGTTTACAGTTACTGCTTCATATCCAGCTAATGCTTGTTGAATTAATTCTAAATTGTCGTTTGTTTTATCGCCCCATGTTCCAGAGTTTTCCCCTGTGAACATTAATTCTAGACCTAAATCTGTATAACTTGATGCCATTTTATTATATCCTTATTAATATTAGTATTACAGTTTCTTTATGCAGCAATATCAACATCAGTCCATACAGAGCCTGCTCCCTTGTTAACTTCAGACCAAGAAACAGCTGTTCCTGTATTTACTTCTGCCCAAGCTATTACTTGAGCTTGTCCTATCCCTATGCTTAAAGATTGTCCTGTTACTATCGCATTAGCGTTTGCTGTAATTATAACACTTCCAGTTAAAGAAGTTAAGCTTGACCCTGTAACCTCGGCTACGGATACAGCGTCCACCTCTCCTACTACTGGAGTTAATGCAGATCCTGTAACATTAACATTAGCGTTTGCCTCTGTATCTTCATTACCAACAATAAGAGTTAAAGTAGAACCAGTTACTGCATAAACAGCTACAGCGTCCACCTCTCCTACTACTGGAGTTAATGCAGATCCTGTAACACCTACAAGTGTATTTAAATCTATTGTAACTGAACTTATTTCAGAAGTTAATTCAGAACCTGTTGTAATTGGACCTACTGCAATTTCTTCTGTGACATCACCAAGAGTTACTGCCATGTCATGCTCAGTAACATTAATAAAGATATTACCATTTGCAGCAATATCTACTTCTCCAGTTACAGAAGTTAATTGACTTCCTGTTACTATAGCAAGTCCATCTGCCTCTGTATCTTCATTTCCAACTACAGAAGTTAATTGACTTCCTGTTACTATAGCAAGTCCATCTGCATTAGTAACTACTTCCCCAGTTACAGAAGTTAATGAAATTCCTGTTAAAGTTACGTTAACACTAATATCAACGGTAACAGGATTTGTTTGTGTAGTTAAAGTATTTAGATTATTTCCTTCGCCCCAAGCGAATTCTCCCCATGCTTGTTCTCCCCAAGCATTAGAAACAGATACATCTATGCCGTTATCTCCCCAGGCTTGTTCGCCCCAATCATTAGAACCCCAAGGAGACGCTGACATGCGTTAATCCTTAACTAATTCTTAAAATCGCAGCTGAACTAGTGAATGCTGGGAATTGAACTGTGAAAGTTCCTGCAGTTGCAGTTTTATTTCCACCGAAATCCAAAACACACACAGCGGCATTAGCATTACTCGTGTTATAAATTAATGCACCTTTTGCAGTTAATGTAACACCTGCGAACGAAAAGTTAGCATAGTTAGTAATTGCTGTATTTAAAGAAAGGGAAGTTCCACTATTTACTAGTGCGCCTCCTCCTGCTGTATATCCTGATGGTGAAGAAGCTTCCGCACCAGTAGTGTATGAGGTTGTAGATTTTCCTAAAGTAGCTGTATCTTCATACAACGCTAATTTAAATTTATTACCACCAGATCCTGATGTGTCAAAATCGTGTTCTGCTTGCAATAGTTCTTGTTTAAAAGAATTACATATTGCGTTTGTTGTTATAGCCATTTTTTATTCTCCTTGTTTATTTTTATGGGGATGGGGAATCTATTTTAATTCTAGGCACTCCATCCTGAAAGTCGTCTCTACGTCTTCTACCCATTTGTTGTAAAGCAAAAGATTGTATTTCTTCATTATACTTGTCTGTGTATAGTTTGTACATATCTAAAGGTCCTTTTAAATAAGAAAAAGACTCTGATAATACGCCGTATAAAAGAATAGATTGTTGATGCTGTGATAAATAAGTATTATTAGAAACAGTGAAATGAGGTGGATCTATTACATAATTAACCTGTACCTGATAAGTAGAATCTGGAATAGGCGCTACTACAACAGTAAATTCATCCCACATAGCGTACGATACGGGTATACCTGTTGCACCAGATTCGTTATATTCGGTTATGTAAGTTTGGTCTCTTTTTTCTAAAAAAGATCTATTGGTTCCAACAATAGTCTCCATACTTCTCATTAGTACAAAGTCAGAAGGCATGCTTATATACCTTTGTGTTGTTATAAAATTAGAAGTAGAATATTTTCTTAAATCATCGTAATCTACTTTACCCGCAACATTAAGTTCTACATTAGTAAGAAACTGTTCAATTAAAGTATCCGTTAATGTGGTGTCTCCTACTTCAGTATAGTTTCTAATTTGAGTTAAAAATTGTGCGTATGATATAGCCATTATGATATTACCACTGTTACACTTCCTGCTTGCATTATAGCCTGTCTTCTTATGTTTTGAATAGACCCATCTTCTGGAATCATGCCTGTTGAATTATAAGCAAAATCTCCTGGTAGTTCTAAAGAAACTGTACACATTCCTTGTCCTCCAGAATCTGCATCTACTCCATTAATATCTTCAGGTTGTTGAAAATCTTGCGACCTAACATTTGCTAAAGCAATAGCGTCTGCTTTATGATAAGGAGGATCTAATTGAGGATGCTTTGGTTCATATTCAGAAATATGCACCCACGATCCTTGCCACTCTTTTACCATTTCCCTGTAAGGAAACGCTGCTCCTGATCTATCTGATATGGATAGAGATTTTTTACCTGTTGCTTGATTGCCCATAAATTAACCCGCTGGATAATAGTTTTGAGGTGAAATGTAAGAGGACGTTCTTTGTCCGTCTTCTTCTAAAGCTCTCATAATTTCATCTTCATATAATTGTTTTAATAATTGAATTCTATCTGGTGCTATTTTTTGAGATAAATAATAAGCTAGGCCAGCACACATAGCAGGCATAAATCTATATACAACATCGGCTGTATTAGTGTAAGCTCCAGTGTCTTCAATTCTACCAATGTAATAATATTTTAAATAAGTATAAGTAGAAGCATCGGGAGCTTGGTATAAATAAATTTGTGGTGTTGTTTCTCTTGAGATATAATATTGAGAAGGTTGTCCTGTTGTTCCTTTATTAGGAAGAGCCGCATAAGCAGACCTATCAATTTTAGTTAAAGAAACATCTTGTGTAGTAGAAGTAACTCCAGAAGTTGTAGAGACATAAGCTTCTAAGACATCATTACAATCACTAGGAGCTGCGTATTGAAGTACTCCAGCAGTTAGTAACTGTGTTTGTAAAGTAACTTTCCAAAGATGTACTCCTCGGTTCCCCCAATCAGAAAATAATAAGTTTAAAGATCTTCTGGCGGATCTTAAATCATTTCCAGAATTAGTTCTAATGCCACAACGTTCATAGGCTTCTTCTATAACGTCATCTATAGTTAGATTAAATGATGTAGTTCCAGAAGTTGCCATGGTTCATGACCTACTTCTTTTTTGGTTTTTTAGAATCTTTTTTTGAACCTATTTTACCAGTAAGTTTGTAATTCTTTTTTCCGCCGCCCATTGGATAGACCATATTAAAATACTCCTTTAAAGTTAGTTCCTCTTATTGCACTTCCAACACCTCGCGTTCTTACTTCAGAACCCATTGATGCTTTCATCATTTTACCTTTTTTAGCTTTCGCTGTCTGCTCTCCAGTTGTAACATCTGACTTAGCTTTTTTGTCGTAATATTTAGAAACTAAAGCTGGAAGGATTCCTAAATTTTTAGCAAAACTCCTTGCTCCTTTAGATCTTTCTAATAAATCTGCTCCCATACCTAAAAGACCAAATCCTTTTGAAGCTTTAATTACTTTTCTCATACTATTTTAATCCTTTTACGGTTGTACAGTTTCTTAGATTGTACCACCTTAGACTTATAACGTCTATCACTTAACTTTTTTGCTATTGGGTTTGGTTTTTTTGCCATGGGTACGTTTAATAACCTTCTTATATTTACCCTTCCATTCAGAGCCCAAACCTGGTTCTAATTGTCTAGCCATTTGAGATCTTGATATTACCACTTAGCACCTTTAACCATATTATCTATTGCCATAATGGTTGTAAATTAGTGTAATTAAAACATTCAGATTGTTGTTTTGGATTGGTTAGGTCGAAGCTGGCACAGGGTCGTATATGATCAATATGGAATAGATGTCTATTTTCCCAAGTCATGCCTGGTTTAAACTGTTTTTCTAAATGTTCAATTAAATATTTAACGGTGCAGCCAAGTAATTCTAAAGTTCTTTTTGATTTACTTTTTCCATTCAATGCTTGGTTAAGTCGTCCTCTTAAACTCAATGTTAACCTATATTCTATATCTACAT